GTGTTTCATGGTTGTATCTTGTTCGGTAGAACGATCGGTGTCGAATACCTGAATGGTGACACAGCAACCCCTTGTTCGACAAGCACTGCCGGCCACAAGTTCGTCTCTGTCGTCAGAAACGTCTTACCCATCAGCATTGGCGACGCGGATGTTGCGGCCACTGCGGGCAGTGTTTTCGGCACGCCAGGGGAACTGTAAACCTGCGTCATTACGGGCCGTTATTCAGGTGATTGCCGGGCGAGGAATATACCGGGCCCGAAACCGTTGTCTGCCAAGCATAGTTGTTTGCCTGTGCAACTAGGCCAGCCACATTGTTGTCCTGCGTCGAAAGCTGGAATTGCGGGCCTCCACTCAGCGAAGTCACAATGTTCAGATTCGCTGTGGTCAGCGTTCCCTCCACGCTCATAAGAACGCTTGGATATACCTGCCCTTCGATCCCTGTGTTCAATGAGAACGATGCGTCTTTGTACTCTTGCGGCATGGTCACATCCTCTTAGGTTTGTTCGCGCCCGGTTCGCTCTGCGCATAAGTGACAGTCGTCAGCGTCGCAGTAGCGCGCGTATCGGCGGAGCCGTGTTGCAACACGCCTGGTGCAACTGCTACAAGGCCGGAAGGTGGATGCGCGCCTGGAGACGCATTGCTTTGCGTCATGATCGCTGCGGCCTGTTTGGATTTCCGGCGCCCGGTTCATTCTGCACATACGAGACAGTTGTCAACACAGCGGCAGCGCGCGGAATCGATGAATTGATTTGCAACGCACCCGGCGACACGACATTGCTTCCGGCGGCAGGGAATGCACCCGGCGATGAGTTGACTTGCGGCATTAGAGTAGCTTCCCTGCAACGAAACCGACGAGCAACGAGGCCGCCGGTAGCCAATATGCTTTCACGAGAACTAGGAAGCCCGATTTGACCGTAACCACTTCGGCCGCGGCCTTGGCTTTCGCCGCAGCGATATCCGCTTCAACTACGGCGATGACGCTCGGCTTCACTGGCGCGGCCGGCACGGCCACAGCAACGGGCGCTGCGGCTATGGTAGAAATCGTGGAGTCAGCCATTAGAAATACCTCACTTTCGGTTTGTTGGCCTGATCGTTGTATTCGATCCATGCCTCAGTGAACGGGACAAGGATAGGCGTTTTCGTCTCTCCTGGCAACTGCGCGTCAAACATCTGGTCTATGCCCCTTCCGATGAGCCCGCAAACGTCCGCCGCGTCGTCCCAACGGCCGGCCGGAAATTTGACCAATTGCTCAATCACTCGCTCCGCCCATTTGCGTTTCACGGGGAAGTGGACGGCATGTGCGGTTGCCATTGCGTGAAACGCTTGGAGCTTCACGGCCTTGTCTTCAAGACTCGGTAGCTGATCGATCGCGACATAGCGTTTCGAGTCGCGCATCGCTTTGCGGATAGAGGGACCGATGGCCTTGTCAATCAAGCCGCCTTCGTTAAACCACTTCGTTGGTTTCCACAGACCGACAAGCTTGATGAAGTTATCGATCCCAACATCCGTCTCGCATTGTTTGAAGAACCAATCAATGGCCCAAATTTCGCCCGCATTGTCGAGTCCCCATACGCCGTGCTCGGTGAAGTCAGGTTCCTTGCGCCCTTTCTTCGGTTCCATGGTCGCAAAATCACTCGCTCCATAAATGCGAAGGCTTTTAGGCAAAGCGTCGAGGGAATCGTAGGGGATTATCACGCATCTACCCTCGCTTTATCTGGATCGTACATCTTAAACATTTCACGATTAAAGTGGACGCCTGTAAAGGGGGCAGGACGTTGTTGATACAAAGCAGCCCAAGTACGAGCGGCACGCGGATTATCGCGCCACGTAGTCCAATGCTCGCGAGGAAACCATTCAGGCCAAAGAAACTCACCTGGTTTGCGACCCAACACGTCATCTTCCCGCTCTGCTTCAGCCGGAATACACAGAACTTCCCATCTTTGACCGTCACGACAGTCAATAAGTCCGCTTTCGCCAGCGTAATCGGTTGGTAAGATTGATCCACTTAGGTCTTCCTCGTGCCATCGGGTTTGGATGATGATCGTCCACATCTTGGGCTTGGCGCGAGTCATCGCGGTATCGATGTACTCGTTGTAAGTCTTTTCGCGGATGCCTGCCGAGTCGGCTTGCTCGCGGTTGGCAACGGGATCATCAATGATTACACCGTCCGCGCGATTACCTGTAATACCCGCGAGCAAGCCGGCTGCCATCATGCTAGAGCCGTTCGTTAGTTGCCAGTCATCAATCGCGCGCTGGTCATCCAACAAACATGGTTTCGATTCCCACAAGCCAGTGTACATCGGATCACGGCAAATTGTCCTTACTTTTCTGCTCTGCTTCGCGGCAATCGAAGTTGCATACGATGCGAGAATGATCTGTGTGTCGGGGCGTCGGCCCATAGCCCAAGCCGGTGCCACGACCGACGCATAAGTTGACTTTGCAGAACCGGGCGGTGCGAAAATCATCAATCTGCCGCGTGGCGTTTCTATACATCGTTGGATCGCCTGCATGATGAGGATGTGGTGGAGCGCTACGCGGCTTTCGACCGGCCGGTAACTCGTCGGCGTAGTCTCGATGATGTGTCCCTTCGCGTCTAACTCGTCGGGCACATCGTTGATCGGTACGCCAGGTAAATCGATCGATTGAGAAAAATCGAGCAAGCTCGCCCGCGAGCGCTCGCGGCGCTGAAGTTCAGCGCGAACTTGTTCTTCTGTGGGCTCCAAACTCTACTCCAGCAGCGTATCGATTTTCTCGCGCATGCCGCCAACAAGTCGCTCATAGAACGTCGGATTCGCTGCCGGCGCAACGGGCTCGACGTAACCCGCCGAAATAACCGACAGAATCTTGACCGCGCTATTCATGTTCTTGCTCATGCCGATCGCGAAGTTCTTCGCGCGGGCGTGGGCTTGATCCAAGGAATCGGCATCCATTTCGTAATCGAACACGCGTGTATAAGTAACTTTGAATGTGGGCATGCCGTCAGCGTAACAGGGGATCGGTGATAAGGGCAACCCCTGGATCGTAGCGCAAGTCGGGAAGCGGTTTCGGCGCCGGCAGCATCGCGCGCAATTCTTCGTCCGTCTTGGCCGCGAGAATCTTCGCCATGTCCCTGCCCGACTCCGTGCGCGGCACGGCAAAGTTCTTGATCTTGTCCGCCGCGCTCACCCGATCGCGCGGCTCGGCCAGCATGTCGTCCATCACTTCGCGCAATACGGCCATCGCTTGATCGATGTGGTGTCGCGGCATGTTGTCCGAGCGCAGAATCTTGTCCGCCGCGGTTATTCTGTCGCGATCCTCGCCAGTATCCAGCATCGCCACCAGAATGCGTATCGCATCGTCGCGCTGGCTCATTGCGGAATCCGCGCCAGGCCGTCAACGACCGAATAGACGAGAGCGAAAAAAGCGATCGCGAAAGCGATGTTTATCGTCCACCAAATAAAACGCTTCACCATCGTCCCTTTCCGGCCGAGAGCACCGGGTAGCCTGTCGTGCCGAGCCAGCCCGCTTGCGCGTAATAGTACGTGCCGCGAATCAGCCATTGTTTATTCCACAGGGGGCGACCAGCCCGAGAAACGCCAGGAATCAACCTCAGATTGGAAACGGGATTGCGCAGCGCTAACCACACGTATTGGCTGCCCCAAGAGCCTGTTGGCACATCCACGCTGTTCCAAAATATCCATGACGCCTTGGCAAGGCGGGGGTAGAGACACACGAGTAGGCCGAGGGGGAACAAGCACAGGTTCGCCAATTGAATCAAAAGGAACAGCGGTATATATCGCATCTTCACACTCCCGGCACAATTGGATGAGTCGGCCACTGAACCACATGAATGTCTTGCCGCACTTGCGACATGGGACTGCGTACAAACCCATAGGCCCCCCGGCGTTTGCAAAAAACGTGCCGTTTGGGTCCCCTTCGCGAGTACCCCCGGCCGGTCTGTTATACGCAAGTCGCGTTGCGCTCGCAACATAGCGCCCGCTCGCGCGCAGTTCGCGGGTCCCTCAAAAGGGGGGCCCTACCCCCAATCGCTTATCCCATATTTCGACGCGCGAGGCGGCAGCGCGATCAGCGACGTGCAAGACGCGTGCCGCAAGTTGCGTGCCATGGTGCGAGTGCTGGCACGCATCTTGCGGTACGCGTGGCCGTGCCACATGGCGCACGGAGGTTTATGCGGCACGGCATGAGGAACCATGCTGCGGCGGCCGAAAAAGCATGTTCTGTGCCTCTTGTTCCTCTTGTTCCACATAAAACACATACCAATGCGCATGCGCACGCGCTACTGAGGAACTGCCATTTTGTAGTGGTACAAGAGGAACACGTGGCACAGAATCCCCAATTCCCTATCGCAATCAGCAACTTGCGTGCATGTGCCGCATATCACTACTTCCAAACCCATGCGGCACGGCATCCAAACCACGTGACGTAAATTGTCACTTTGTGACACAAAATCGCGTCACTTTGTGACAAAAATTGTCACATGCTTTGAGCAAATCGCGCAACCG